TTGTGTGTTACAAGCTATCTATACGTACGTAGCTTACAGTCCAGACACAACATACGAAAGTATTGTTTGTTTCATGCCCAAATCTGGACTGTGAGGTATGTATCAAAGCAATGCAGAAGGAAGATTGTACGTAGCCCTGTTCATATCCTTCCTTCTGTCGTTGCTTAATACACACTCAACGACAGAAGAAAGGACTGTTATGAAACATATAGAAATACAAAAACAACCTATAAAAATATATAGAATACAAGTTGCTTATTCTAATATTGATAGCCATGGAGATAAACCATTCTTTGAAGAACCAGATGTATGGGAAATCGATATACCAGCTACTAATAGTATAGAAGCAATAGTAAATAGTAAAAAAGTTATTGATGTATGCAGAGCAGAAACAATGACTGATATATTTACTGGTGTATTTGATGTAAATGAGAAATATACACTTAATGAAATTATGGATTTAATAAATCATGCAGAACATGCTGGTATATATAAATCCTGGTTAATGATGGAACCTACTTCTATTCAATGTACATTAAAAGATGACGTTGAAAAACTAAAAGATATGACAATTACTAATCTTAGTAAGTCAATGTCTGCAGTAGGTGATGAGGCAGAAAACTATTTAAAGGAGATAGATAATGACAATGCCTAACGAAATGCGTGCTTCTGTACCACCTAGTCCACAAAATAATAGAAAAGGTAAATCACCAACTCTATTAACAAATGACAAAGTTAAAATACTTTTGTCATCACCAAATACCTGGTACATAATAGGTACTAAGGATAAATGGATTAGTGGTGTTAAAGCAAATATAGAGTCTATGACTCAAAAAAATATATCTCAACTTAAAGATAAAGGTAAGTTTGAGATAGTACAAAGAAAAAATGATTTAGGTACTATTGATATATATTGTCAATGGATACCTAATGAGGAAATAATATAGAAAGGAAAACAATGTCAGAAACTGATTGTTGGAAATTAATACAATCTGTATTAGGTAGGTCAAGACGTGTATTACTCTTTGGCCCTCCAGGTACAGGTAAAACATATAGTGCTGTTAAACAAGGCACACCATTGGATATGGATGGTAAACCAAACGTATATCAAATAACCATGACAGAAGATACTGCTTCTGCTAACTTAGAAGGTTTTTACAAACCTAGTGCAGATGGTGGTTTTCAATGGCATGATGGTATTGCAATACAAGCATGGCGTAATGGCGGTAGATTGGTAATCAATGAGATTGACCATGCATCACCAGATGCTATGACATTTTTGCATGCTATATTGGATGACCAAGACATAGCTATGTTGACACTAAACAATGATACTAAGGAAACTGTAAGACCTGCTGAAGGTTTTCAAGTTGTTGCTACAACTAACAGTCCACCAGAATCATTGCCACTTGCGTTGAAAGATAGATTCCCTGTAAAAATCTATGTCGATAGTATACATCCAACTGCAATGCAACAGTTCCCAGAAGAATGGCACAATGTCATTAGCGAAACAACACTAGTTGACGACCCAGAAGAACGTATTTCTGTACGTTCATGGAAAGAGTTCTTTGATTTACAAGACAAAGGATTTACAGTTGAAACAGCTGGTAGATTAGTATTCGGTGAAAAGTCTGCAGAACTTGTTGACGCAATACAACTTAGTCAGGTTGACTAATGTATAGTAAAAAAGCTTATCCATATCCAGAAATTGTAACTGGTGATAAGTGGCATGTACTTGAAACTACAGACCATGATTCTCAAGCTAGAACAGATAATCTAAACAAACAGATGTATGTTCCTATGGATAGGGAATGTGAATACTGTGGTGTCAATCACAGTAGAATGATTCGTAGACACGAGTTAGGTCATGCTAAATGGTCACCTAAAACTATGGGTAAGCTTATGCGTGGTACACGTGCAGACGCTATACATGCACTAGAAGAAGTTCGTATTAATTATTTGTTAGAATATAAAGCAAATTTACCTATGGATGAAATTATAGTGTGTCGTGAAGAAGCAGAAAGTAAAATACAGCAGCTAATCTTTACTGGTTCAGTTGCTGATATTATATTGTTTCTTTTAGCTAGTTATACATTAACTAAGAATAGAAAAAACAATTATGAATATGGTGAACTATTTGGAATAGCTAAAAATTATTTAAATAAAGCAGACCAAAGTAGTGACATTACTGATTTACGTAAAGCACAACTTAAATTTGCTATTAGCACAGCAGAAACTTATATACGTATGTTAATTACACATAAATGGAATCAAACACCTAGTTATCGTAAAGTACAAAAACTAGCAGAAAAATTATCAGTTATTCTTAATGAATTTATTGATAAACCTAAACCAGATGAAGTTAGAACTTCTAAACAACAAGGTCAAGGTACTAAGTTAGAAGATTGTACTAATGCAAATGAAGATGGTGAAACTTGTAATGATGAAACTAAATGCGAACCTTGTGAAGAAAAACAAGCTGAGCAATATGAATCAAATACTGGTGATTCTGATATAGATAATCTAGAAAAACGTATGCGCAAACAACTTGTAGAACAAATGACATATAGAAGTACTGATGGCATAGGTCATTGGGGTGACATGCAAATACATGAACCACCATTAACTGTTAATTTACAAGGTAGACTAAAGAACAGCAGACAATATCGTGCATCTGACTTTGGTTACAATCCTAAGTACATTAACAGATACTGTATCGACAAGAAAATATTCAAACAAAAACAGAATGTTAAAGGCGGTACAATTCTTATAGATGTATCAGGTTCTATGAACTTTACAGGTCAAGATATACTAGATATTATGCAATTGTTACCTGCAGTAAACATTGCTATGTACTGTGGTTCTTACAATTCAGGTGATTTACATGTTATTGCTAGAAATGGTATGCGTGTTGATGATAGATATCTTTTTAGACACAGTGGTAGAGGCAATGTTGTAGATGGCCCTGCATTACGTTGGTTAGCTACTATGCCAACAAGACGTATATGGGTTAGTGACATGTATGTATTCGGTTCAAGTCATGGTGGTTCTTCTAGTGGTTTTAACTTGCTTAAAGAATGCTATGACATATGTACACAAAACAAAATTATAAACCTCAAAGATATTGAGGAAGTAAAGGAACATGCACTTAAATTAAATACAGTGCTATAGTGGTATGGATACAGTAAAGACGCAAGTCTGTTGGTGTCCCTTTCCACTAATTAAAGCTGTACTCAGTAGCAGAATAGAGTGCAGGGAGAACCTGCAACGGGTACAACCTCAAAAGTCAACAATCAACCTATAGTGAACACTGCTACACATACCAAACGAGTTGCACGGTAGCGTAGGACGAAGCGAGGAACGCACATCTGAGTGCGGACGAAGCGAGGAACAAGCTGGAGTGTCAACGAGTATTACTATTAAACTATATTATTAGATACTTGTATAAATAATAAATGAATTTATAATGAAACCTATGATAGATATAGAACAACTGTTGACTGAAGCAGAAACAGGAAAAGTTAATCGTGTATCAGAAAGAATTACTGATGAAGCTAAACCATTTTGGAATGGTATAGAAGAAAGAGTTCTAGCTGGTCGACCAATAAAACCATTTGTTGTAAGCAGGTTGCTTAAAGAACATTATGGTATCAAAATTAGTGAAACTGCAATACGCAATCACTTTGCACATATTATAGACAATGCCGAATAATAAAGATATAGAAAAACTTTTGGCTGAAGCAGAGTCTATAAAGATTCAAGAACTAAAAGCAGATAATCTTAAATTACTTAAATCATTAGAAAAAGCTAAAAATAAAAAAGCTGATATGATTGAAGCAGTTTATCAAGCTGTATCTACGAATTTACGTACATGGGATAAACCAAATATTCCTAAACCTAAATTACATAAAGCAAATAAAAATGCAGAGGTAGCGATAGCTGTATTATCTGATGTACAACTAGCGAAAGTAACGCCAGATTACAACACAAAAGTAGCTGAAGAACGTGTAATTGAATATGCAAATAAGGTAGTTGAATTGACAAATGTTCAACGTTCTGCACATCCAGTTAATAAATGCGTAGTGTTAGCTGCTGGTGATATTGTAGAAGGTGAGCTAATATTTCCTGGTCAAACACATCTTATAGATGCTTCATTATATAACCAAGTAACTATTGACGGTCCTAGAATATTGACACAATTCTTTGACATATTACTTGCTAATTTTAATGAAGTAGAAGTTCATTGGGTTATAGGTAACCATGGCAGCTTAGGTGGTCGTGCAAGAAAAGACTATCATCCTGATAGTAATGCAGACAGAATGCTAGGCAAGATAATGTCAATGATATATAGAGATGAAAAAAGAATGTCATGGACAATACCTGATAGCGAAGGTGATAACCATTGGTTCGACATTGCAGATGTTGGCGAAGGATGTAAATTCTTTGTATGGCATGGTGATAATGTTAGAGGACACAGTGGTTTTCCATGGTATGGTTTTGGTAAGAAATTATTAGGTTGGAAAGCATTAGCGTCAAGAGGGTTAATGCCTGATTTTGATTATGCAATTGCTGGACATTTCCATACACCTACAACAATGTATGTTAATGATATACGTTTATGGGTAAATGGTAGTACTGAAAGCTATAATACTTATGCATTAGAACAATTAGCGTCAATGGGTAGACCATGTCAATGGCTGCTATTTGCTAAACCTAATCATGGTGTTACAGCAGAATACTTAGTAAAACTTACTGAAAGTAATAAATAAATAGGTATAATGTATAGTATGAAAGACTTAATTGTCAAGTCTAAATGGAAATTAAGTAGTATAGAATACAGTGGTTTAGGTGATAAGCCATACTTTATACTAAATAATGACCAAGGCGAAACTAAGTTAGTACCACTTGAACGTGGTGTGCATAACTTACGCAGGCTATTAGACTTAGAAGAAGAGTAATTCATTGCCTTCCGCTTCGACTACGCGCTAAGCGTCAGGCAATACAATAAGAAAGGAATGTTATGAACAATAACGTTGATTTACTATCCCCTTTTCCACAGGAGATAGTTAGAAAAGCACCAGCTGGTAAGTTTGGTGATTACGTACCACACGCACATTATGTAGAAAGACTACGTGATAGTGGTGTTACATACACATGGGCATGTGAACCAGTGTACGGTACATACAATGGAGAGAAAAGAATAGTAGGTGCTAAAGGTACTATTACTATTGACGGCATGGGTAGTTATGATGGGTTCGGTGATGTCGATACCTTTAAGCTAGGCAATGCTAAATTCAATGACGGTACTAACTTAAAAGACGCTGAGTCAGATGCATTCAAACGTGCATGCATGAGATTTGGCCTTGGTGTAGAACTATGGTCAGGCAGTAAACAATCAGAAGAAGAGGCTACATCAGTAGCACCTGATGGTTACACTCAGGAAATGGCTGACAAAGATGCCAAAGTTGAAGTAACTAAGGTTGATATGCGTAAGAAAGAAAACAAAATATCAGCTGAAGATAAAGCTGCACATGATGCAATTATGAATAGTATCTTAGGTACTGAAGTATGAGTCAAGATGTAGCTTTTATATTAGAAACAGTGCAAGGTATGACTGCTAATGTAGAATCACCAGATACTCTTAACAAGATACTCGGTTCTGCAAATCAGTATGCACAACTAAAAAAGTTCCCTACAGACAAAACAACATGGACAGATGAACAGCTAGATATGTATTTTAATTACATAGAAAAGCTTGTTGATATGCCTACTGTTGTTACTCAAGAATCTTTTGACAGTATGTCAATAGAAGAAAAGCTTAATGCTGTAGGACTTGAAGTAAACGATAGCACAGAGCCAGGTGTACAACCAGTTGGTGATATGCTAGGAGGAGTTGTTAAAAATATGGAACAACAAAATAAATATCGTGATGACCTTAAATGTCCATTCTGTGGACAGATGGTGTACGATAATCGTAACAGTAAAAGGTCAGATAAAAGTCCAGACTTTACCTGCAGCACTAATGACCCTGCAATATGCGGAGGACATAGTGGGAAGTGGCGTAAGTCTTGGTGGTTAGATAACAGTGATATACCTGCAGAGTGGGGTATTAAATGATACCAGAATACTTTAGAGGTACTAAAATACCTGCATATATCAAATCAAAAACACAACTTGTAGCTTGGGTATTTACCGAGTTTATAAACAGTGAACCAATTAGTAATTGGGAATTTGTGGCAGAACTACATTGCCACAGGTTTGGTGGAATAATACATAATCTTAGGCAGGAAGGTTATGAAATTACTACCTTACCTAGTAAAAAACGTGGGTTAGTACATTACTACTGTACAAAATTACCTACTAAGAAAGCTGCTACCATTAGCTAATGATAGAAGTATTAGTCGGTTGTATGATACCTCTGTTGATTACAACCGATACATTACCAGAGTACAGGGACTGTATGGAAGTGACTTCTAAAGTCGAACATGTGTTGGAACATACAGACCTTGTACAAAGGTACTTTAAGGAAGACGACATCTTGCAAGCACTAAATGTAATTTACTGTGAAAGTTCAGGAAAACCTGATGCAGTAGGTAAGAACACAAATGGTACTGCAGATGTTGGACTCTGGCAATTTAATGATGACACATGGGCTTGGTTAAAACCTAAGCTTAGTATAGTTAGTAATAGAACTGATAAAGAAGTATCTACAGCAGTGGCTTCTTGGTTAGTTTATAATGACGGTTGGCATCATTGGAACAGTAGTAAACACTGCTGGAAGGGATATAACAATGAAATGTTGTGGTTACAAACTACAAAAAGTATGCGTAGTAACTGACCAAGTTTACTGTGATTACTGTGAGAAAGTATGGGGTCACGTAGATGAGTTTATTTAATAACGCAAGAAAAAATATTAATGACATTCTTAACTTACAATGTGATATATGCGGTAATGCATACTTCACTAATTTTACAAGAATTAAATATTGTGACGAATGTATTAATGATTTAGAAAAGGAGTTAGAAAATGGCATCCCAGAAAATTGATATAAACAAAATAAATATATTTAATAATCCTAAGTTTATGAAAGTATGGGCAAAGCAATTTGACCAGGCATGTGGTAGTGATGTGTTTAACATACCACCAGACATGGCAAAGCTTAGGTTTTTAATGGATAAGTTTGTCGTAGATTATAACTTTCATCTAGGACAATTAGAGGAGGAATAATGCAAACATTTGCATCTAAAGAAGCTGTATACCACAGAACACCTGAAGAATCTACAGAACGATTTAGAAGGTGGACAAATAAAAAAATAAAATTAGCTGCAAGTCTTGATAGATTTGGAGGTAAACGTTTACTAGGAGTAACAGATAATAATACACCTATATGGGTTAGTTATAATATTGACAGAGAAACATTAACATGTGACATAACACTATCTCATTCAATGAATACTATACGTAAATCTAAATTATGTCCTAGACGTATTACTGTAGCTACAGGTGAAAACTTTACACTGATAGACAATGCTATGCGACCAACAAGTAAACCTGACCATGGTGAAGTAACACAACGTACATTAGATTACATAGAAAAACTAATGTCATACAATGAATCAAAGATATATTATGAAGATAATAAATGTACAACAGGTATGTTTATGAAGATATCTAATACAATATACGAAGGTTCACCAGATAACTTACGAGTTAGGTGGCTTGATGTAATGAAGGCCTGGAATTTACCAAAAGGAAAGTACTTTAATATCTAATGAGTAACAATACATACAGACCTTTGCCTAGTTATATGACTATTAAAAAGTCACCTATAGATGGCTTAGGTTTGTTTACACTTAAAGCAATAAAAGATTTAGAAACTTCTTTAGGTGTAACACATGTATGGTACGAAGAAGTAGGAGAAGTATTTCGTACACCTTTAGGAGGTTTTATTAATCATAGTGAAACACCTAATTGTGAAATTAAAAGATTCGATGGCACAATAGTCAGTCATTTGTTTCCTATTAAACCTATAAAAGCAGGAGAGGAGATTACATTAAAATATACAATGTATAAAGTATGATGGAAAGTTTATCACCAATAAGAGAAGAAGCTCTTAAAAGGGCTGGAGGACGCTGTGAATGGGCGTATTGTAACGATAATAAATGGTTAGAGCTAGCTCATATACAAGGTATAGGTATGGGTGGTAGTAAGTCACGTAAGTTTGATTTAAATAATGTGGCAATATTATGTAAATGGCACCATGATATATATGATGGAAGGCAATCTAGTGGACATAGTAAAGCCTACAGAGATTTACTTAAAGGTTTTTTAAAAAGAGAATTTAACGATTAAAAAGTCTTAGCGACCTAGTTTATTTTTAGGTTGTCTAGGTTTAACATTTTTAGAATATATTTTTGAACGCAAATCAGCAGGAGAATGTGTTACTTTTTGACCAGTAACTTTACCTTTCATAAGCTTGCTATATTGTTTATCAAATTGTGATTCTATTTTACGATAACCTGCAGCTTTTTCTCTAGCCCATTTTTCATCATTAAATATATCTATATAACTACTGTTAGCTATAGCATTAGCCCAACTTTCATATTGAGTAGCTTGAGCATCAGCTTTTTTAGTTAACATTTTAGCTTGATATTGTCTACGTTTTAATTCTGTTTTACCAAGTCCAGCATAACCTTGACCTGTAGCTTTAAGTGTAGCTATATTTTCTAAATATTGTTTTTTAGTTTTAGCCATTACGGATTCAACTTTGTTTTATTGTTGCTAGGATTTCTATCTTCCCATGTAGGTATTAAAGGTTCTAAAAGTTCTGGTGGTCTGTCTTTTATTAAACCTCCAAAAACAGATAACTGTAACATAGTATGTGCAATATCTACATAATCTTTTATACCAGGTTTTTTCTTAGCTGATTTTCTTGATGTATACTTATCAACTCTATCAAGTGCATGCATATCACCTCTACCTCTAAGAGTATAATTTAAATCCTTTAAATCTGGATTCTTTGATATTTTAGGTTTTCTCATTACTTACTTACTTTTTTAACAGGTTTAACTAATTGTTTTTTAGCAAACTCTTTAACAACCACTAACGCTGCTGCACCACCTGATAACGCAGCTAACTGTAAAGCCTCTGCATCTACACCAACTAATGGAGCAACTGTTAATGCAGATATAAATGCTTCAACAAATGTCCATACAGTTTTTTCTAATATAACTTTATATTCAGCATTCATTATTTAAAATAATCCTCTTCTTTTTTATTACGATTTACTAATCCTGAGTATAACATTAATCCTGCTGAGATGTTAGGATTTCTTTTTGCAAAATTGCTAGCGATTATAGCAGCACTTGCAGCTGCTTTTTTAATAAGAGCTGGGTCTGCTTTAGCTAAATTGTCTACTACTTGTCCTGCATCAGCTATTAATGTTTTTAAAATTTTTGGATAAGCTTCTTCATATTTTTTAACGTATGATTTTGATTGCTTTATGTCACCTAAATCTGTAGCTTTAACTGAAGATGCTGGTTTGTTTACTCCTAATGGAGAACCTGGGTCTGGTGCGCCTCTAGTTGCAGCAGCAACTCTAGGATTTTGTCTTGTAAATTCAGCAGTAAAATCTGGAGTAGGTTCTTTTGTAATACCAGTTTTTGATTTATTTAATTCATCTTCATAAGTAGCAGTAAGATAATAGCTACCAGCTTTACTAGTACTTTCTTTAACAGGAAATGCTTTACCTCTATCTATTTTACCTAGAAATGTTTCACCAGGCATATTAGCAGCTATAGGCATAAGGTTTTGCCTCATTTTTTTAAGAGTGCTTTCCATATTTTTTACATCTTTTTTAAGACGGTTTATTTCAGCTGCAGATTCAGGAGTACTAAGACCCTGTAAATGCATTTTTTTACTAAGGTCTTCTAAAAATGTAATCTTTTTTTCAGCACTAGTTTTTTCACGAACTAATTTTTGTCCAGCTATAATTTGTCTATCATCTAATGGCATAGCCATTTCAACATTTCGTAAACTTGTTTTTTTAGCTTTACCACCAGTAGGTAATACATCACCTTTTTTAACAATTGTTTTTTCTATTTGTACAGGACCTGCATCACCAAGAATACCCTTAGTTTCACCCCAATATTCTGACATATTTCTTACATAACTTTTAGCATCTTTGCTAGTTAATCCTGATTGTGTTTGTTCAAATGTTTTATCATAAAAATTTTCAGAAGTAGCTTTGCCTACATCTTCAGTCATAGATTCTAAAACAGTTTTACCTGATTTATCAACAGATTCATCAAGGTCAGCTAATATTTCTGGTTGTTTAATACCAGCTTTTATAACACTTTCTACAGCTGCAGCTTCTTCAAGTGGTTGACCAAACATAGCTTTTTCTATTTCTAAATTAGTTTCTAATTCAGCAGCTTCTTCTGCTAATGCAGCACGTACTTTAGGGTCTATGTCTTCTATTTCTGTCAAATACTTATCAATAGTTGCAAGTTCTTCTTTATAAAATGCTGTACCTTTTTTAATTTCAGATTCTGTATAGTATTTAGGAGCAGCTGATTCAGCTATTTGTGCGTTTTTAATACCTGATGGTGAGCCAGGAATTTTAGTTTTTAATTCAGCTCTTCTATTTATTTCTTCATCAATAATATTTAGTACGTCTTTATCACCTTGAAACATACCTTTTAAAGATTGTAATTTACTAACACTAGCTTTACTTATAAAATCAGAGTAACTACTACCTTCTCTACCAGAAACTCTATCTACAGTTTGTGTACCAAAATTTTCTATTTGTGTTTGATTAGCTAGTTTATCAAAACCTTGTCCTTCAATTTTATCTGCATCACCATAATCAATATCTAATTCAGAACTAGCTTCATCAAAATCTAATCCATCTTCGCCCACTATATCTGGGTCAAATTCATTTCCGAGTTTTTTAGAACCTTTAAAAGGCATATTTTTTGGCATTATGTAATTCTCCTGCCGTCTAGTTTAGCAGATAAAACTTGAACTTCACCACTTATTTCTTGTAATTTTTCCATAACTGTACTTGTAAGTATGACATCATCAGTTGACTTATTAGATATTTCTTTAACATCACCATCATAATCTATATACTCTACTTCTACATCTAATCCTGATTCAATAGCAGCTAATACACGAGGATACACAAGCTTATATGCATCACGACTAGCACCTATAAACCCATCTTTTTTCACAAGGTTACTTTCTTGTGAATTACCCAGTAGCAAACAACCTGCAGTATTCTCATCTGTATTACCTGAATGCCATAGTATCCATTCAAAGCCAGGTACATCTAGCACCCATATCATACCTTTATGAAAGTCTGCACCATATCTGGACAGATAACGGTTATGAAAACCACCTTCAGTACGTAAACCTAGCTTGTAAGTACCAGCAGGTATACGTGTTTCACCCCAGACTTTAACATCACGTTGTTCATCTTCTAATGTATAACAAAGAAATGTACGTTTACTATTGTTGACTTCAAATAGCAAACCTGATGTAGAGTCTTTTTGGCTACTTACTCTAAGAACTTCGTACTTCATCTATTGGTTCCCATACTGCACACCAACCATATGGTGCTACTTGTTCCTGAAATTTAACGCAATAGTTATTAGAATAATATTCGCAATTACTACAATACTGACCAATTGTATTACTTCTGTTAACATATGCACCAGGTAACGGCATTATTGTTTTTTCTTTTTAACGATTCGTTTAATTTTTCCATTTTTAGTT